TTCTGAATCGATTCTTTGACCAGTATATTTATAAGTATCCCTATTTCTCATCATTCGTGCTTGCATCTTCTTGAATGCATAATCCTTATCATTCTTATATACATTACCATTTACAGATACAAAATAATTAGGATCTTTTCTAAATTCTTCAAGTTCTTGTTCTGTCCACGCTCTTGGAATAACTCTTCCAAGTGAATCAGGTTCTGTCAAAGGAGTAATGAAATTTTCAAATGAGAAATTGCATGTTTGTACTTGGGATGGATAAAGTGATTTGAAGTCATCACATACATTCCATTGATATCTACCAGGAACACAACCACAAAATGCTCCAGCATAATTTACTTTATATCTTTCAACCGCATCATAATTCCATACAACATGTTTTCCATCAAGATAGAATTCATTAAATACATTAGCCGTCGTAAGTGATACTTGGCCAAAAGATTTAAGAAGTGGTACAAGAGTTACTGAAGAAACCGCACATGGTGATTCAAGACTCTTCAATCTATAATGAATAAGAAGTACGATAAGACTATCAACGGCATTGTAATAATAATACCATTCTTTATCCTTTGCATACAAATCTTCCAAGGTTCCTTGATACTTAATCTTATTAGCATTTACCGCATGTTCACCAACCCAATCAAGAGAATAACTTTCATATGGTCTAAGTGTATAATCATAATCCTTTACAATTTCCATATAATCAAGCCAGATTGTATGACACGGGCAAGGAATAGAATATCTTGTACCATCTTGTTCTTGCCAAGATAATTTAGATAGTTCTCCAGTTGGGGATGAAAGTCTTAGAATATTATATGCTTCACCTTTACCAAATAATTTAATAAGACGATTTACAAGATACATGAAATCGAATCGTTGAGAATTCCAACCAGCTATGCAAGGTACTTTAGGCATTATCTTTGTAAAAAGATGCTTAAGCATATCTTCTTCTTTCTCAAAGTACTGATAAAGTACTTTAGGTTCTTTCTTTATTCTAGATTTGGCAAATTCATTTCCATTGATAAATCCAAGATATCTTTCTCTAAGAAGTGCAATACTTTCTTCACTCATCCTGGTAAGTCCATATACAATACATGACATATCAGGACCTACTACTGAGATTGAAGTTACTTGATGTTCTGCTTTTTCTGGATCTGGGAATGAAAGAGGATCAAATCTAGTTTCAATATCGAAAGTATATAATTTGGGAAAATATTGAGCATGCATGACTTTGTTTAATTCTGGAGGTAATTCATACATCAACTCTAGAATATCAAAATCATTAGGTACATAATTTGTAGTATCTTTGTATACTTTTCTAGCTTTCTTGTTATCCCAAGTATCAAATTCACCATGTTCATCATATTCATATGTCTTTATATGATGAAGATACTTTTGATAAAATTGTCTATTTCCATCTGCATCAATATAGCTAATTACAAGTTTCTGCTCTTTTTTATTCCATGTTCTATCTAAAATCATTCAACTATTCAAATCCTATATTTGTATTTATACTATAGAATTTTAAAGGTTCTATATTCAAAACAAGAGGATGAAGAAATTAATCTTCATCCTCCGTAGAAAGTTATCGCTAAAGTAACCAATTCCTAAAACCTCCTATCCAGAATCCAGTCTCTCCAATCTTCAAAAAATAGGGACATTCAGGTTATATGTCTTCGCTTTCACTTAATTAATCTGCAGAAGCAATTAGGTGGTTTTATTTAATCTCCTCCACTAAAATTTGGAGAACTTCTGATTAATGATTAATCTTGATTAGTTTGGGCTTGTATTTTAACTGGGTATTATTCATCTCCAATCTTCAAGTCCTTCATCCATCAATTCAGTTAAAGGCGGTTAAACTAACGATTGTGTCAATGGGTATTTCCGGTTTAAATTTTATAAATCTCTTTATCAATCTTAAGTGTCAAAGCCTTTTAAAAAGTAATTATAAAAGTAATAAGGCTTTGGTAAATCCCAAAATCAAAGTAAAATAAAACTGATAAATCAATGAAAAAATAGATTTTCCGGGGTTAACAAAGGTTATTGGCCTCCACTTACACGAAACTTATATTTCTTTACTTAGAACTTTCTCTAAGTTTTTCAATCATCTCATAAATCTTTTCAGGAGATTCATTTACATAGAAACTCTCTAAATCACTTGCATCACTAAGAACAATCTCAGAAACAATACGTTTGTATTCAGTTTCATCAGTATCAATGCAAACAATGTTATTAACATTTACAATAACAACACTGTTGTTAGATGCATTGTGAAGTCTAATAAAATTTGGAATCATATCTTAATTTTTTTAACGTTTTCAATTAATTTTACTATAGATAATTTTTCTATTATTTCAAAAGTTTTTTGTGAATTTTTACAAAATTCATCATCATAGAATAAACTTGCAATCCTTCTTCATACTTGATATGGTATCTCTTACAATCATCCTTTGAAAGAGTAGAATTATTGCATTCACCTTCAATCTGCTTAAGGATAAGAATATTTACAGGATTAGTTCTTACAGACCAAATTACCTTCTTAACCTCAAACTTCTTAATAACTCTTTTACTTCCATCCCTAATCTTACCTCTAAGAAGAAGAATATCACCAATCTTATATCTTATATCAGTTTTCTTCTTTGCCTCATCCTTGGCACTCTTCTTATTGGCAATAAGATTATGTTTAGTAATAGCTTCAGATTCATCTAAAGACAATTCTCTTGGAATAGAAATTTCCTTCTTTACTCCTTCTACACCAATATAAGAAGTATTAGTAGACTCATCATACCTAGTCTTAATGATACTATATTTATCAATCTTATTTATAGTATCAACATAAGAAACGGTAGTAAGAGTTGCTACAACACTATCTCTAGTCTCTTTTATAGCTGAACCTATTTTATCCTTTACTTTAGGCATCTTTTTCTTATTTAAGGGTGGAGCCATAGGCTCCACCTCAATTCCCCAATCTTCCATTATTTACTTCTTCTGACTTCCATTCATGGCATCTTCCAAAGCAATGCTCATCTGATGAAGCTCATTCTCAATCAGTTCTCTCTGACGAGCACCATCGGCATGAATCTTCTCAACTTCCTTGATGGTAGCGATAAGTTCATTAGTGGTGGTCTTAAGAGTTTCAAGAGAGATGACAGACTCTTCATTAGCCTTAGCAACAGCAACAGAGTTGGTGTGCAGATTCTTAGCATTCTCAGAAAGAATCTTATTAGTAGTATCAGTCAGCATTCGCTGGGCCTCAACATTCTTAGACTGGTTATTCATGATAACCGCGATAGAGAGCTGATTCTTCCAAAGAGGAATAACATTGGTGACAACATTATCACTCTTATTAGCAATAGCCAGATTATTACCCTGGGTAGCTTTAATCTGAATAAGATTCTGCTGCATCACAGCCTCAGTGGTCTGCATATCGGCAATCCTCTTATCAATGGTATTGATGAAATCCAACATCTCATTCTTCTGATAGATTTCATAGTTTTCAGGATGCTGGTTCATATCTTCAAGCTCCTTCAAAGCTTCTTCCTTCCTTACCTTAAGACCCATAATAAGTTCGCGAATCCTATCAATGTAAGCCACATTGTTATCGAAGATTTCACTAAGGACAGAATTATCCTTCAATGCCTCAAGCTTTGCGGCTGCCATCTTCTCAGAGATAGCATTAACATTGGTAGCAATATCATTGTACTTAATCTTAACGGTTTCAATGGAAGCAACAAACTTGCTTACAACAGGCAACTTACGAAGAAAATTCTTCCACTTGGTATCGGAATTAATCTCATCGAAGTTGACCATGTTCAACTGCTTCAAAAGCTCAGTAGTAAGAGCAACAATCTCACCACCATCACTAGCACGAACAGTAGAAAGAAAACGTTCACCATTCTCGGCAACTACAGTGCTAAGCTCTGCACCATATTCGCTAAGAGTAGTAGGATTATGAACATCGACCTTTTCGGTCAGCGCAAGGTAATTCTGGCGTTCAACATCTGTAAGAGCGGCAAGTTTACCAGCATAGTCATAAGAATTAGTAGTTGCGGTCCTAGCTACAACCGCGGTTTCCTTTTTATTAGCCATTTACTTTAAAAATTAATTGTTAATGTATATTTAAATATTTCTTAAATTCTTCTTCATCTAACTGAACCCATTCTATAGAACAATTCTTAAGGTAAACAATATAAATAAAATCCTCATAAGTCTTATGATTGAAAGGATTTTCCTTTACCTTAATCACATAATCTATACTTGATTTAGAGATGAACAGATCATCTCTAAGCTGAATAAGGTCAATATTATTTTTCTTACTTTTCATAATTCCAAATTTAATATAGAAACGAAATACTAAATTTCAGAAATATTATTATTTTTTTCAACAAAAAGCTTAAATAAATAATGATTTAATATAGAAATAAAAAAGTAAAATTTATTTTTAAACATAGATATATAGTTTAAATTTAAATGGTATTTGGTAATTTGAATAGTGTGCTTGAGAATGAGCAGACTATTATGGAGGCGGTAGAATCAAATCTTTTAACACAACGTCTCATAAATAATTCTAATCAAAGAAGACAGGGATTTATTTCTAAAATTCTTACATCACTTTCTCATTATGGTATGAACTATGATGACCAAGTAATGAAAAACATCCGTGCTATCCCTGCTGATAAATCCCTTCAACCTAAAGAAGACCTTTTAATCAACCAGTCATTATATGGTACAACTACCATGAATAACTGGAAGATGGGTAGTGAAGAAGATAAAGACTATAGAGAAAAAACTCTTGAACAAAAAAGAGAAAGACTTAGAAAGATGGCTATGCAGCCTGAACTTGAGGATATTCTTGATGTTATGTCTAATGAATGTATAGTTTATGATGATGAACTTGCATATATCTGTAATCCATTCATAGATACTGGTCTTACACAACAGTTGACTGAAAAGAGTGCTGAAGAGATAAGAAATTCAATTGATGCATCTTTTTATAAGATGTATATGTTATTGAATTGGAAAGTCAATGCTTGGGATGATTTTAAAAGATTCCTTATTGATGGTGTAATGGCATATGAAATCGTCTATGATGATATTGAAAATCCTCATTCAATCATTGGTATTATCGACCTTGACCCTGTTACTCTTACTAAAGTAGTTAAAGATGGAACTACATATTGGGTACAGTTTAAAGGTGTTCAAGGTAAAGAAAGAGTTCTTCTTGATGCTCAAGTTATCTATATCAAATATGAAGATTCAGGTGTAAGTACTAGACAGTCTTATCTTGAAAGACTTATCAGACCATTCAATCTTTATAGAATTGTTGAACAAGCACAAGTTATTTGGACAGTTACTCAGGCTTCATTCAAAACCATGTTCACTATTCCTGTAAATGGTATGAATAAAGCAAAGGGTATGCAGACTCTTTCACAAGCTATGAATCGTTATAAAGAAGATATTTCTTTTGATGTTGACACTGGTGAATTGAAAGTAAATGGTAAAGTAAATATGCCTTTCAATAAAGAGTATTGGATGCCGGAGAATGAATCTGGAAGACCAGAAATTGAAACTCTTGTTGATAATGGTCCTCAATTGAATGATTCTGAACAAATTAAGCATTTTTTATCAAATCTTTACAAGATGTCTAAGATTCCAGAATCAAGATTCGATAAAGAAGCACAACAAACTTGGTTTGGTTCTGATCCTACACAACAATTAAGAGATGAAATCAATTTCTCAAGATTTGTTACAAGACTTAGAAATACCTTTGCACAGATTATTCTTAAACCTCTTAGAATACAACTTACACTTAGTATTCCAGACTTAAAGAATGATAAAAGAATTCTTGATGCAATCTCACTTCACTTTAATTCATATAATGAATTTGAAGATATGATGCAGATTGAAGTTATGACTAGAAGAATTGAATTTATTGGAACAATGAAAGATAGTCTTACCATAACTAATGAAGAAGGTGAAGAAGAACCATACTTTGATCCAGAATTCTTAATAATCAAATATCTTAAGATGTCTGATGCAGATCTTGAGATGAATAGAAAGATGAAAGAAGAAAGAAAATTAAAGAAGAAGAATTCTGAAGGTGATAGTGGAAATGATGAAGAAGGTGGTGAAGATGAAGAGATGTTAGGAGGTGAAGAAGGAACTGGTGGAGAAGAAGGAGGAAAAGAAGGTGAAGGAGCTGAAAGTGAAGAAAGTGGTGGAGAAATAGATTCTGAAATGCTTGGCCCAGTACAACCAGAATCACCAGAAACTACACAAGCATAATTAAAATATGAAAAGATTTAGTGAATTAATATTTGAAGCTCCAGAAGGAGTAAATCATATAGTAGGTGGATTACTTAAATTTCCTACCGATGTAAATGATGAAGTAATAATTGATACTGTTCTTAGAGATTTTACTACTAAGCTTGCTTCAATTATTAGAGATACGTATAATCCATCTGTTACTTTAACTTCATTATATACATATGATTTATTTGCTCAAAAATTTGGTGTAGATAATCAAGGAGATGTAAGTAATGAAGAAATTTATTCTGAAATTCCTTCAAAAGAATGTTATTCTTTTTTTACAGAAATGTTTCCAGATCTTAAAATAGATGAGGAAACATTTGATAGAATGTTTGATGGTGGAGAATTCCCAATAGTAAAGATTTGGAAAGGATATCATCAAGGAAGAAATGAAACACATGTAACATATTCAATAACTAGATAAAATGAAATTAGGTGATATTAATATACTTCCAGGAGCTGTTGTTGATATTGAAGATCCTAAATTTATTGGTAGGGTCAAAGCAGCTGCGCCAGGTCTTTTTGATGAATCCGTAATGAGTAAAGATTCCTTTCCTTGGATATATCCAGTAAATATTCCAGGGTATCAAAGATTCTCTACATTAAGAGAAGGTTCTAAAATATGGATTTTTGTTGTTGGTGATGATTGTAGAGAATTCTGGTATCTTCCAATGTTTGAATTGACCGGAGATACAAGAGATATAATTTCTTCTGAAGAAGATGATTATAAAGACGCTGAAGTACTTCTTTCAAGAAATAATGGAAGTATGGCTATATATATTTATTATGTCCCAAGTAAGGGAATAATGATACAAAATTCTGAAAATACTTTCATTAATCTTACTAAAGATAATAAGATAATAATAAAATCTGATGATGGAGAATTTCTTATTAAAGATAGTACAATATATATTGGAAATGGAAGTGGAGATTTTTCAAATGCAGAACCCGCAGTTCTTGGAGATAAATTACAAAAAGTTATTAATGCAATAACTAACTATATATCTATTCTTCAAACAACTATGCAAACCGCATATAATCCTCCAATGGTAGCGGCGGCAACTGCACCAAAATTTACAGAATTACAAGGTATTTTATCAAGTATAAATTATTTATCAGATAATGTAAAATTAAATTAATATGGCTACTGATATTGGTACATATATAAAAGCCGAAAATCTTCCAGGTGATTTACTTGGAAGACTTGAAGCTGTATCTTTAAATTCTGGTGCTAATTTTTTAGCTGGTAAAGCATCAAGTGCTTTTGCTAGAGAAAAGGAAGCTGCAAATAATGCAATGACCGCTTTTAATACTATAACTAATCCAGAAGTTCTTAAAAGTATTTCTACAGACCTTATTCAACATGCGGTTCAAGTAACTACTAATAGATTAAGTGCTTATATAAGTGAAAAGACTACTGAATTGCTTGATTTTAAGGGAATGATAAGTACATTGACTAATTCTATAACTTATTGGACCAAAGAATCTATTATATCTCCTCAACAAATTTTAGAAGAAATAAAAACAATAGATATTGAAAAAGAAATTAAAAAATCCTCTGAGAATGCTCAAAAAGAAGGAATTGAAAATATTAAATCTAATATATCTGGTTCGGTTGGAAAGATAAATGAGTTTTATGAAACTAATATGTCTCAATTAACCAATGGTCTTGAAACAATAACCGCATATATAACTAATGGTCCTTCTTGGGTAATAAGCACAGTTAATTCATATGTAGCCCAAGTAATTAATAAAGTTGAAGGATTTGTAGGTGCACAAGTAAATTCGGTAATAAGTTTTAGAGATAAAACAATAGATACAATAGGAGAAAAAATCGGAACCGGTCTTGCACAACCTATCAATACAAAAGCAAAGAATGTTGCAAAGAAAGCTAAAGCAGATTCTGAAAAACTAATTTCATCTGTTCAAACTAAAGCAATGAATGGTATAGCACAAGCATTGATGGCGGTAAGAAAATTAACTGGTATAGCTATACCAAATGTATTCCCTAAATTACCTAAATTGACTTCATTATTTTAAAATTATATATAGAGTATTATGGATAAGAAAAAAGTAGATATATGTATTTGTGTAAAAAATAGAGAAGGACTTATATCTAAAACTATAGATCAATTAATGAATCAGACTATGAAAGATTTCAATATTCTTTTATGTGATGATTTAAGTATTGACCATACTATGGATAAGATGCTTGAATATCAAGATAAATATCCTGGAATAGTATATGCATGGCAGACCGATAAAGAAGGATATATAAATGTTCATAATTTTATTCTTTCTAAAACAGTATCTGATTATGTATGTGTAATTGATGTTGATGATTTGATTGATAAAGTAAAGATTGAAGTACAATATAAATATCTTGAATCTCATCCAGATATTGATGTTCTTTCATCCAGTACAATGTTTCCTGAACAAAAAGTTCTTCCAAATACTTTAATAGAACTTGAACATTATGATATTGAAGATTATCTTAAGAATGGGTATGCTATGACAACAGTATGTTTCTTCCAAAGCTGTATGTTCAGAAGAAAATGTTTAGAAGGTTTTAGTAAAGGAATTTATTTCTATGATGAATTTGTAGGAGGAAGAGCCGGAGAAGGATTTTTATATACATTATTCTTTCTTGGATATAAATTTGGAAATATAAATACTACTACATATTTATATACATATCAGATTTTACCTGATTCATTATCTAGAATTATGGTTCCAGTATATGCTGAACATTTAGATACATTAACTTATAAAGGAAAGAAAACTAAGATATTAAATTTATTTAAAAAATATAATCCAATAAATTAAAAACTATATTATCTATAAAAAAAGATTGAGAAGTGATTCCCAATCTTTTTTAATATCCTTTAACTTCAAGTAATTCATCTACATCTTCTTTTCTAAGTGGTAGAGCTTTTCTAAATAATTGCTCCATTACTGAAGCTGGAATTTGACCTCTTCTACGATTTATACAAATCTCAAGAGGTGTATTCATATTTACACCAATTACATATGCTCCATAACCCTTAAGAGTAGAGATAAGATTCTTTCTATACTTAGGAGTTGTATTAGTATCATCAACAATGAATGATTGCTTTTTCTTTGCAAACTTTGCAATCTGAGAATATTCTTCAGTAGTTACTTCTTTTTCTTGGCCAGCGGTAAGCACAACCTTTTCATCTGAATTTTCAGTAAATCCTAATTTAGCTCTTACTTCATCTCTAGAGACAATAGTAAGATCAGGATATTTTTCTTTAGCCCAAGTACTTTTACCAGACCCAGGAATACCACACATTACAAAAACTACAAACTTCTTTCCTTCAAGAATGTATGACTGTAAACTTCTCATTTTCATATAAATTTTATATTATTATCTACTTTTAAAATAAAACTTTATTATAATATAGAAATAGTTAAATATAATTCAATATTTTATGGCTTATATAAAAGATGAAGAATGGGAATATAACCCTGTCAAAGTGAATAAAGATGGAACTGAGTCAGAGAAGGTTGTATGGACTACTAAAGCTTTTAATATTGCAGTAGATGCTATTAAAAAGGGTCTTCCATTAAAAGCTAACCCATTCTGTGGTAAAAATGTACAATTGCTTAAACCGGATTTAGTATATAAAAGAACTC